TCGCCCCGTTGGGACTCGCATCGCCGCTATTGAGACAGTCGCTAGGGTGCTCCGGCTCCTGCAAAATAACCCTTTCAGGAACATTTGGGCAGACCGTCGGCTCCATCTACCGTCCAGTATGGGATTGATTCAATCCTCATACGACGGGGCGATTCTACCCTGCTTTATGCCTCTCTTCAAGATTGAAGTGAGGTGGGGGTTGATATAGGGCAACCTGTAGCATACGCTAATGGCGTATACAGTGGCAGAGAAAAAGATGATGAACGAAGGAAAGAAAGTCAAGGGTAAGACCATACTTCAAGTGCGAAGTAAAACATGGCACTGCGTAGTGAATAACTACACCGACGAAGTGATGAATGGACTAATTGACTCGACCCTACCAGCAAGCGGAATAGTCGGCAAAGAAGTGGGAAAGTCGGGGACACCACATCTACAATGCTTCTTTAGATTCAAAGACGCTAAAACAGGTTCAGCAGTTCAAAAGTTCATAGGAGCAAAATGCACCGTACAATTATTGATGCACAGTGAATGGCATAATTGGAACTATTGTAGCAAAGATGGCGATATTCTCAACCAATGGGGAGAGAAACCGGATGAACCGGCGACATCAAACACTCATTCGGATTGGGATGCAATCCATGAAATGATTGGAAGTGGAATGCCACTCTACAAGATTCTTGAGGAGATGCCACACATGACTCGATACATATCGGCCATTGCTCGACTTGAAGCAGAAGTTCAGTGTCGAACACAATTAGAGTTCCGTCAAGGAATGAAAGTCACATACTTGAGCGGTCCTGCGGGAGTGGGAAAATCAAGGCAGATTGATGCGAAACATGGAGAAGAAAATGTGTATCGAATCACCAACAAGAAAAACCCTTGGGATGGCTATCGAGGACAGCCCGTTGTTGTCTTTGAAGAATACCGTAGTGGATACGGAATCGAGACAATGCTCAACTGGCTTGACGGATATAGGCTAATGTTGCCATGCCGATATGCAGACCGGCCAGCCCGTTTTACAGAGGTCTATTTGATAACAAATATCGACCTCCATGAACAATTTGTGGGAATGCAAGAAACTCAACATGAAACATGGTGTGCGTTCCTTCGGCGAATCACCCGTGTCGTTCTATTCGTAGAAGAAGACGGGGAATGCGCTTGGCAAGCCTTCGATGACATCCGAGGATATCTTCGGGTCAAAGGAAAGCACCTTGACCTTAAAGGGCTTGAGTCAATGCAGAAAACACCATTGAACAGCCTTGAGTCTGTCCTATGAGACAACCTAGAAGCAGAACCAACAGAAAGACCTTCTTGGAGATTGGTACGTATACACAATCACATTGGTTCGGCATGGACTCCACGGTAATCACCTTTGGCAACCTCGACTGATAATTTGGTAACCAAATCATCCGTGGTGTTGATTAGAACGAGTCCACATGGGGCGTCAAAGAAACCTGTTGAGGATACCCAACCGTTCCCAGTGCCAGCCTTGGCCTGTAAATGTCCAACTCGCACCCAAATAAAATCCTCAAAGGAGATTGGGTTATATGGCGTTTCATTTCCATTGGCTTGAAGTTCAATATAAACATCATCATTAGCGTCACTCATCAATTCGTTATACGGCATGTCGCCGATGATTGTTTGAGGCGATTCACTCTCGTTCCGTGAGTCATTAAACTCGCTCAACATATCGAACTCTGTGACAGCAGAAACTAGTGTTGAAGGCCATGAAAAGTTCATGGAAACACCAGTATTGAGATTCTCAACCCTAGAATGGTTGAACTCTCCTGCTGAATATGGAGCAGGTGACATAGGAGGCGTGCCAGTAATGGTGTAGAGTTCAGGATTCAATGTACCCGCTTCAAAAGCGTTCAAGTATCCACTAGCAACACGGAAATCTCGCCAACGAGCGACATTACCAGCAGAGAGAAGTGCCTTCTCATCAGCCAGTGCTTCGTCATATGCATTCTTAGCATAGTGCCAAGCACCACGCACCCACCAAGTAGGGGCAAGAGCCCAAACATCTACTGTGGCTGTCGCATCCTCCATTGTACGAGTATCAAGGCTCACCTTCGCTTTGTAAACTCGACCTTGACGGTAGAGGCGATGATTCGTCTTGGAAAGACAAGCACCGATGTCTAAGACATCCATGGTATCAGTTCCGGGTATTACATCCTGAACTGTCTTGACTTCAAACTTGCGTACAACATGGGTTTCATTACTCTTTCTCGCCATGGTTAGCCATGCGAGTTCTCCTACATAAAACCGCAGAAAGACCTTCTCTTTCTTGCATCTATCTGCTTTAAAATCAGTTTTTGAGTCCACTCATTCGGATAAATCTAAACCCATCTTGGATGTGCTCTCCTCCCCGTGACTCTTGTTGAAAAACCAATTTCCATGTAGCGTTTTACACTACATTATAGCGGCGGTAGTATTCTCGCCCCGTTGGGACTCGCATCGCCGCTATTGA